CGGCATATCTGCTAGGCCATTTAGCAAGAGTTTATCGTCTCATATCCAGCAGATGGGGCGCGTTATGCGTGGTCATGAGGGCAAAGACTTTGCGGTGTGGCTAGATCACAGCGGCAACTACCTGCGCTTTCGTGATGACTGGGATCAAGTCTTTGAGCAGGGCGTAGAGAATCTGGATGAGGGTAAAGAGAAGGCAAAGACAGAGCCGACAGAGAGAATTAAATCAGAAAGCAAGTGTCCGTCATGCTCTGCGCTGTGGCCGAGCGGGTCTGATACTTGTTACAACTGCGGCCATGTTAGAGAGAAAAAGAACAAGGTGTTTTCTCTTGATGGTGAAATGATTGAGCTGGCTGGCAACGTTTCCAGGGATACCAAGCAGGACTTCTGGAACCAAATGGTTTGGTACATGAAGGTGCAAGGATGGTCTAAAGGCAGGGCGAGTCATACATACAAGGATAAGTTTGGCGTCTGGCCTCGTGGTCTGCGGGATGATACGCCCGCCATGGCGTCGGATGAAACCAGAAAATATGTAGAGAAAAAACTGCGTCAATTTATACGCTCGGTAAGGAGATGACCATGGACTTTATAGAATTTGCCCGCAGTCATGGCATCCTGATTAACGATATGCCACCGCTTGGTGTGTGGAAACGGTTGCCAACAGAAGATCATCCTCGCTCGCGCAATGGGGCAGTCAAATACATGGGCGACGTTGGTTTCGTTCAGAACCATGCGACAAGCACCGTCGTATCTATATGGAAGCCTGACTCTCGCAATGTAACTATAGATCGTTCGTCTGCGCTGGCATCAATCAAGAAGGCAGAGGATGAGCAAAAGAAGAAACAGCATCAAGCCATGCAAAAGGCTGTAGGAATGCTTAACGGTAGTGGCTTTGCGACTCACCCATACCTGGAAGCAAAGGGTTTTCCTGATGAGCAGGGCAATGTACTGTGGCAAGCGGGGAAAGCTGTTCTTCTGATACCCATGCGCGTGGGCGGTAACTTGGTCGGGTTGCAGCAGATAGATGAGAACGGAGGCAAGAAGTTTCTGTATGGTCAGCGTACAAGTGGTGCTGTGTTTACCTTCGATAACAAGGGAATGAATGTACTGTGCGAGGGTTATGCTACTGCGTTGTCTGTTCGTCTGGCAATGAAGCAAATGAAACAGCGTTATACCCTGCACGTTTGCTTCAGCGCGGGCAATATGGCTAAGGTGGCAGCAGGTTTGGAACCTGGCCTTCTGATTGCAGATAACGATGCGTCTGGTACAGGGCAGAGGGTCGCGGAAGAAAGCGGCTGGAAGTATTGGCTGTCTGATCGTGTAGGCGAGGACTGCAATGACTTCCACCAGCGGGTAGGATTGTTTGGACTTACACAAAGCCTGACCCAGTCAATGCTCAGAGGTAGAACGGAAAGCCTGCCCCATAGTCATCTCGCCACCAGTAAAAATGGATACGTCTGAGAGCGACTGCATGATCTCAACTCCCAGGCTGAGACAGCGGTCGCCCTTGCCAGACCAGTCACTAATGACGCGCACGTTCCCATCGGCATCTTCTAGGATGTGGATAGAGAACGTGGCGGGATGATTGCTATTCATGCGGGCAGTCTAACAGTTCTTCTGTAATTTCCTCAATTGCTTCTGTTTCCTGATCGTATCTTTCATCGTCTGAGGAATCACAAACAGAGAATGATTCGTGAGCTATTTCGTATGCTGTATCTTCATTTTCAGCCTGTATGCGAATAGTCTTAGTTACAGTTGCGCGGATGGTTACGTCGTAAGTTTTCATCGTCTGATCTCCTGTTAATCGACTACGTTAATAAATGTATCTTCTGGTGCGGGGCGTACAGTTACAACATAACCTATGCGATTGACGTAATGAAACCCGTTAGTCAATACAGGGTTTCCGTCATCATCTTCAATAATTGTCCATACTCGGTTGGGCGCGAGAAAATTTACCAGTTTGACATAATCATAATCATCGCCGTATGTTTCCAACATGCAGCCGTTCCAACTGGCGTTGTCGTCAAAATCATTCTTCTGTGGCAGGTATGTTGCGCAGAATTCATCTATAGTTAGTTGCGTAATTGTTGTCATCGTCTGATCTCCTATTAAACTGTAAGCATGGTTAAAAGTTTTGAGCGCAAATAGTCATCGCTCCAAGTGTGCAGCCAATATAAAAAATGCCCGTCTGATCTAGCCTGATCTATTGTTACTGTATGCGGTTCGTCATCTTCCATTACCTGCTGCTCATTAAAAACGGCAACATAATGTTGTAATAAAATCTGTTCTCTGTTCATCGTCTGATCTCCTATATAGATTTAAAGTAATCAACCCATGCTTCAATGGTCTCCCAATTGACGCCGATAGTCGCATCGTGATTTTGTTTGATTAGCTGTAATACTTGACGCGCTTCATCATTCGTCAGGCTATCGTCAATTTCTTGAACGTCAGTAAAGTGCCAGCTAATTGAAATTTCGTCAGGTAATTGTGTCATCGTCTGATCTCCTTACCAACTAGCGCAATATTCAAACTCCCAGCTATCGTCTAACTCTGCGAGCAGGGTTTCTATTTCCATCGCGGTGTATCCAATATCATTCCAATAATCATCATTTATTTCTGTGCTGCCAAAAAAGAATCCTTCCTGCGGCGGTAGTAGGTTTTTATCTTTGCGGTCTATTGCAATGCGGCAAGCGTTCACCAGTTTTTGTAACTGTTCTCTACTTACATGGTGCGGCTGACATTCGTCTATTCCGTCCTGCACATTGTCCACAAACCAACTATGAATCTGGTTTGCTTTACGCCAATAAGCGGCTTCAATCACAACTTCCTTAACTCTGCGGTTGACGTTTATTTTTTCCTGAATTTCTTTGCTTACCTGTGTGTCTCCATCGTTAAAACTCCACAAGTATTTTTTAGCGGATAAGTACATATCTAAACCCATGATTTTCTCCTTAGTTAATATTGGCTAAATGTTTTGCTTTAACGACTGCTTGCGCGAGCGTCTGAAAGCGGATAAATAAGCATACGCGCTGCTCTGCATCTGTATCAAACAGCGCGACATTAAAACCTGTGTCCGTCTGATAAATGCGTGATTCGATACCGTAATTCTCGTTTTGATAAGTTGCTATTTGTTTCATCGTCTGATCTCCTAATAATTTGCGGTTGTATTCACAATCTGCCAAACCATGCTGCTCAATTTCTTGTAATAAACTCATCGTCTGATCTCCTAGTAAACAACTGAATAAATAAAGCCTGACTCAGAGTTGTATATATCGCGCAATACGTCTGATCTTTCTGCGACTACAAGCCGGAAGTTTTTTGGAATTGTGATTAACCGTCTGATTACCTGCTCGGCGTGTCGTTTGCTCTTTGCTTGTCCTACTATTTCTCTGCCATTAAATATAGGGTGCATCGTCTGATCTCCTGTTAGTTAAGGTCTAAGGCGTGCTGCTGCGGGTTCAATAAATGATTTGTAAAGTAAACGCGGCAGGTATAGCAGTCGGCGTGTAATCCGCTTACTTCGTCAACGGCAAATTGTGTTTGTTGTCTGCCATAGTGCGCGTCCGTAAAATCCAGCGTTGCGTCTGGCAACTTCCAATAGTCACGCATGAAGGCGTCGAGGTCTGCGGCTTCGTTGTCATCCAGTCCGCTATAGTCATTGTTAAAAAGCGCGGGTAAGTAGTGCGCGGCGAGGGTTAATTCGTAATAGTCGTTTAATCGCATGATTTAAGCTCCTGCTAAGTGGGCGAAGGTTTTCGGGGCGGGTTGATCTATCTGGACTGAATAACCCAGCGCGCGGATTGTTTCCAGTGCGTGCCAAGTGAGCGTTTTAGTTCCTGCTAGCTTTGCCAGCAAGCGCGAATTGTCGCAAGCTGGATAAGCGGTTTCGATGCCGTAGTTTTTCTCAATGCGAATAGTTATTTTCATTTTATTAACCCTTAAAATTGAATGTAAATAATGTCGCCGTTTTCGAGGGTATCTATAACGGTGGTTTCATCGTGCAAGTAATAACGGACTGTTTCAAGAACTTCGGTTTCATCATCACATTGGTTTATGTCTATGTTGTAAGCGCGGGCTATATCATCCGGCGATTGCTCGCAAAATTCACAACAAATAGAGATAACATCCAATTCATAATCTGGGTCGTTATCCTCAAGCCAGTCATAAATCAAGCCGAGCGCATCATAAGAAAATTGTTCTTTACGACCTGCGCGCACGAAGGCATCGCGAAAGTCATAAACTGATAGGGTTGTTTTCATGTTGTGATTTCCTTAGATAGCTAATAAAACGAAAAAAAAAGCGTACATAACAGCAAATCCTACGATTCCAGCGATTACTTCAATAATTGTTTCTGGCATGGTGTTGGTCTCCTGTAATGACTATCGAGTGATAATCCGCAAGCCAACTATTGACAATTGGCTTGCAGGTGTCACTCGCAATAGTCCTCTAAGCTAGTAATTAAACCGTCGAAGTCCTCAGAGCTACCGAGTATTGATGCAAGCGTGAATACTGTGTCGCGGTCGTATTCCTCGCATAGTGATTCCAGATAATCGCGGCGGTTCTCAAATCCGTTTTCTGTGTAAATGCTCATGCTGTAATCTCCATTAAGTTAATGCACTAATGAATGCAGTGCATGAATGACATATTAGCGCAGTGATGCAATATGTCAAGTGGTTACAATATATTTTATGTGATGATATATTTCTATCAATTGCCAGGTTTTAATAGTTTTTGACTATTCCGGCATTGTTCCTGTATATTCAGGTCAATTCAGGCGCGAGCGCGCGCGATAAATAATCGGTGCAATATGAAAACAATCAGCAGGAAAGCATTAAGGGAAAGCATAGATACTATTAAGGCTAAAGGCTTGAAGTCTGCTATGGGTATCAGGAAATCAGGGGCAAGTAGAAAACAGTTAGCATTTGCCGAGAAGGTAGTATTAGACGGCATGAATGCTAGCCAAGCATATAGAGCAAGCTATAACACAAGGGCAAAAGCCAATACCGTTAATTGTGAGGCTAGTAAACTTATGAAAAACCCAAAGGTAGCCAATACCATTTTGGCACTAGAGGAGGCTAAACAATCGGTTGCATCGCATTCTGCTGAATCCTTGAAGGCATTGGTTGTTTCTACACTAGTGGATGTTGCCACGAACTCCGACCGTGACGCTGTCCGAGTGGCTGCCGTTAAGACTCTAGGGACTGTGGTTGGCGTGGATATGTTCAGGGAAACCAAACGTATAGAAACAGTGAAAGACAGTGACGAGATAAAGAATCAGATCATGGCGCAACTGAAAACCATGATGCTATCCACCGGCGATGCGGTAGAAGTGGATGCAAATGACTTGCTTTCGGAATTGGTTTCCAGCGACCCCACCGTACCCCAACCCCCCGAATATGAGAATGGGACTCCGGCTGACCATGTGCATACTATTCCACACGAACCATCCGATGATTTATCAGAAGACCCCCCCGTCTCCAAGAATACTCAGCACCCCCAGGGGGATATATTTTTAGAAAATAAGGACAGTTAACAATTTGCTACTGTAAACGTTTACACAGTTAAAGTAGTTTCTTAAGAGTGGCAACGTTTACACCTAGGAACAAATATGACGGTATTGCTTATAAACAGGGAGATGACGGCAAAGCGTAGGGATATGTCGTACGAGGAATGTGTGGAGAGAGAGATGACGCCGGCGCAGAGGGAAGTTTTTTTGTGTATAGATGAGTGGTGGAAGAAGTATGGGTTTGGGCCTTCTATACGGGATATATGTAATGTTAGGGGTAAGGGCGGGATGGGTAATACTTCTGAGATTATTGCTAGGCTGGTTAAGATTGGCGTGCTGAAGAAAGTGAAGGGTGCGGGAAGAAGTGTAAGACCGGTGTATATAAACTTCAGGACATTGGAATGACTGATAGAGATTTATTACTGGAGGCGTTCGGGCTTTTGTATGTGATGTACAAGGATCAGCACGGTGGTAGGAGATACTATCGTCCTGTCAGTATTTACCCTACGCTATCAAGAATTAAGAATCGATTGGAAAAAACTATGACTGGCTACAGTCCTGCGGGCGAGCGACGGAAGGTAAATAGTCCGTGGAATTAAACGACAAGCTGGCTTGGTGTGAGGAATACGGGGATAAGGTCGAGCGGTCTTTTTGCGTGGACAGATTATACGAGCTAGGCATTACTGGCTATATGAACTTACAGAAGAGAAAAGATAAGTATTCGCATGACATGTTTACGGTATTCCAATCTGATTTGAAGACGGTGCGAACGCCATTTTTTAAAGCATGGGAAAAGTTTGAGATAGACCCACAGTATGCGGTGACAATAAATATGAAAGACATGCTGCGGTATAAGGAGCTGTATCCAAATATTGTGGTGGTATTTGACGTACTGTGGGATGACAAAATTTGCCGGAAGTTTATAGAAGGTGTGGAGTACGAAGTAAAACCTATGCACAAAACTTATGCTGGTTTTATTCAAGACATACGGGCGGCAGTCATGGCTTGTGGGAATAAGAAAGTGGAATATCAAGGGCGGGTAAATGATACTGGCGGAAATGCTAAATCCAGTTTTATCTTTGATGTACGCAAACTACAACAACTGAGCTGATGGATCTATCTGAGCTGATAAGTAAGTTGCCGTCTGCCGAGCAGGAGAAACTGTTGGAGCAGGTAGGGCAGTACAAGGATGCGATCACGCGGGAGAAAGCGCAGAAGTCATTTATGGCGTTCGTGCATGAGATGTGGCCGGGCTTTATACATGGCAGACACCATGCCCTTATGGCTAAGAAGTTTGAGGAAATAGCTGCGGGTAAGTTAAAGCGGTTGATCATAAATATGCCGCCGCGCCACACCAAATCAGAATTTGCTAGTTACTTATTGCCGAGTTGGTTCTTGGGTAAGTATCCAGACAAGAAGGTTATCCAGACATCTAATACGGCTGAATTGGCTGTTGGGTTTGGCCGTAAGGTAAGGAACTTAGTAGATAGTGACCAATATGCAAAAATCTTTCCGGGGGTCGGTCTGCGGGCGGATTCCAAGGCGGCGGGTCGTTGGGCAACTAGCCACGGCGGGGATTATTTCGCTATTGGTGTTGGCGGTACTGTTACTGGTAAAGGCGCTGATCTATTAATAATAGATGACCCGCACTCGGAGCAGGAAGCCAAACTAGCCCAGGGTGATCCAGGTGTATTTGATAATGTGTACGAATGGTATACCTCTGGCCCCAGGCAACGTTTACAGCCAGGTGGGGCGATCATCATTGTGATGACGCGCTGGTCTGATAAAGATCTAACTGGCAAGGTACTTAAGAGTGACAACACGGACTGGGAAGTAATAGAACTACCGGCTATTTTGCCATCGGGTAATAGCTTGTGGCCTGAGTTCTGGCCGCTGGTGGAATTGCAGGCGCTGAAAGAAGAACTGCCACCGTACAAGTGGAATGCACAGTACCAACAGCAACCTACTGGCGAAGAAGGTGCGCTGGTAAAGAGAGATTGGTGGAAACGGTGGGAGTCAGATAGGGCACCGCCGTGCGAGTTTATTATCCAGAGCTGGGATACGGCGTTTACCAAAAGCCAGCGGGCTGACTATTCGGCTTGTACAACGTGGGGCGTGTTTTATAAAGACGAGAATGAGAACGACGCCAACATAATTTTGCTAGATGCGTGGAAAGACAAGCTGGAGTTTCCAGAGTTAAAGGCTAAGGCCAAGGAAATGTACGATGAATGGCAGCCAGACTCCTGCATTATCGAAGCTAAAGCTGCTGGCGCGCCGTTGATATTTGAATTGCGACGGATGGGCGTGTACGTACAGGACTATACGCCGACTAGAGGCAACGATAAGTTCGTTCGTTTGAATAGCGTGACTGACTTATTCTCATCCGGTAAAGTGTGGGCACCCGAAACCCGTTGGGCTGACGAGGTTATCGAGGAGATGGCAAGGTTTCCGAACGCAGAACACGATGATTTGGTAGATAGTACGGTACAGGCATTGATGCGATTTCGGCAGGGCGGATTTTTGCGGCTTGATTCTGATGAAGAAGACGATCCAGTCGACTTTCGTCGCAAGCGCGTTTACTACTAAGGACTAACATGGCGACAAATTTTGACAAATCTCTGTATCAGGCTCCACAAGGCATGTCTGTAGATGAGATGGAACCGGATATTGAGATAGAAATTGAAGATCCTGAGTCTGTATCTATAGGACTTGGTGACTTAGAGATAGAAATTGAGCCAGGAAAAGCGGATGAGGATGAGTTTAACTCCAATCTTGCTGAGTTTATGGACGATGAAGAGCTGCAATCATTGGCTGGCGACCTGTTATCTGACTTTGATGACGATATTGACGCCCGAAAAGACTGGATGCAGACGTATGTAGACGGCTTAGAACTACTGGGGATGAAGATTGAAGAACGATCTGAACCATGGGAAGGCGCATGTGGGGTTTACCACCCTCTGTTATCAGAAGCTCTTGTCAAGTTCCAAGCCGAAACGATTATGGAAACGTTTCCGGCTTCAGGGCCTGTCAAAACTAAGATCATTGGCAAGGAAACTCCGCAAAAAAGGGAGTCGGCGGAGCGTGTAAGAGACGATATGAACTACCAGTTGACGGAAGTCATGGTTGAATACCGTCCAGAACACGAGCGTATGGCTTGGGGACTAGGTTTATCTGGTAATGCGTTCAAGAAGGTGTACTTTGACCCAAGTTTGGACAGGCAAGTAGCTGTATTTGTCCCAGCAGAAGACGTAGTTGTCCCTTATGGCGCAAGTAATTTAGAAACTGCCAACCGTATGACCCATGTCATGCGCAAAACAAAGAATGAAATGCGCCGATTGATGGTTGCCGGCTTCTATAAAGACATAGATCTGCCAGAACCACAGAATACGTTGGACGATGTAGAGAAAAAGATAGCCGAACGCATGGGATTCCGTGCTACGTCGGACGATAGGTACAAACTTCTGGAAATGCAGGTGTATTTAGACCTGCCTGGCTACGAAGATAAAGATGATAAGGGCAAAGAAACGGGTATCGGTCTGCCATACATTGTAACTATCGAAAAAACTTCCCAAGAGATTTTAGCTATCAGACGGAACTGGCATCCTGACGATGAAACCTGCCAGAAGAGGAACCATTTTGTTCACTACCCATACATACCTGGCTTTGGCTTCTATGCCTTCGGCCTTATTCATCTCGTTGGCGCTTTTGCTAAGTCTGGTACTTCTATTATTAGGCAGCTTGTTGATGCTGGCACTTTATCGAACCTTCCTGGGGGTCTTAAGACTAAGGGAATGCGGGTCAAGGGAGATGACACTCCAATTTCTCCCGGCGAGTTCCGAGATGTGGACGTCGCGTCCGGCACGATCAGAGACAACATCCTCCCTCTCCCATATAAAGAGCCAAGCCAAGTCCTCTTAGCATTGATGGACAAGATCGTCGAAGAAGGCCGACGGTTTGCTGGCGCATCAGATCTCAAAATTGCAGACATGTCATCCAACTCACCAGTTGGTACGACGTTAGCTATTCTTGAGAGAACTCTAAAAGTAATGTCAGCAGTGCAAGCGCGTATCCACTACGCGATGAAGCAAGAGCTTAAGTTATTGAAAGAGATTATTCGTGACTACACCCCAGATCAGTATGACTATGACCCGGTAGAGGGATCGCGCCGCGCTAAAAAATCTGACTACGACCATGTAGATGTAATACCGGTATCAGATCCAAACGCCGCAACCATGGCTCAGAAGGTAGTCCAGTATCAAGCGGTTATGCAGATGGCTCAGGCCAATCCACAGATATATGACTTGGTTGAATTAAACCGGCAGATGCTAGAAGTTCTAGGTATTAAGAATATCGGCAAGTTAGTCCCGAGTGCCGAAGACTTCAAGCCTAAAGACCCAGTGCAAGAGAACATGAACATCTTAAATGGCAAACCAGTTAAGGCATTCATATATCAGGATCATCAAGCGCACATTACTGTCCACCAATCGGCCATGCAAGATCCAAAGATCATGCAGATTGTTGGTCAGAATCCTAAAGCACAGATGATTGGCGCGGCAATGATGGCGCATATAAATGAACACGTTGCGTTTGAGTATCGCAAGCAGATAGAAGAGCAACTTGGTATTCCGTTGCCAGACATGGACAAGGAACTACCGAAAGATTTGGAAGTAGAAGTATCCCGCATGATGGCTCTGGCAGCACAAAAACTGCTACAGAAAGATCAGGCGGAAGCTGCACAAGCGCAGGCGCAGCAAGCGGCCCAAGACCCGCTGGTGCAAATGCAACAGGCAGAGTTGCAACTCAAAGCCAAAGAAGTGGATCTCAAAGAGAAGAAGCTCGCGGCAGATGCAGCAGCTCAAGCCGACAAGCTGGAGTTGGAAAAAGCACGTATCGACGCTCAGAAGGAGATTGCTGGTATGCAAGTCGGAGCAAAAGCCGCAGCAGAGAAAGCAAGATTCGAGGGCGAGATGGAAGTAAAAGGATTAGAACTTGGCTCCAAACTAGCCAAAGAACGCATGGAAATGCTTCGGCCAGAACCGAAGAAACCTACCAAAAAAGGTGAATAACTATGGATAAGGCGTTTGAAATTCTCATTCAACAATTGAGAGATAAGCGTCAGCAGGTAGTCGAGGCGGTTTCAACCAACTGTGCCAAAGACTATTCTGAGTACCAAAAACTTTGCGGCGAGATTCGGGGTCTCTCGATTGCAGAGGGTTTTATATTAGACCTTGCAAAAACTATGGAGTTATCTGATGAGTGAAATCGCAATCGCCACCGAAGACGGCGAGGTATCAACTCTGCCACAAACAGCAGAAGAGAAGGCGAAACAATTACCGGTTCCTACGGGATATCACATCTTAGTTGGGTTACCGGACAAGGAAGAAAAATTCGAGAGCGGCCTGCTAAAAGCAGACTCGACTATGAATCACGAACAGATTCTAGCCACCGTATTTTTCGTAATCAAAATGGGGCCGGATTGCTACAAAGATGAGAAACGGTTTCCAAATGGCCCATGGTGTAAGGAAGGGGATTTTATTCTCGCCCGCCCTAACACCGGTACTCGTCTCAAGATACATGGTCGTGAATTCAGATTGATTAATGACGATGTAGTTGAGGCAGTTGTGGATGATCCTCGCGGTATATCCAGGGTTTAACAAAGGAGAAACAAATGGCTACAAACAAAATGGATGCGGATGAGTTCAAGTTTCCCGATGAACAAGAGGAGGTATCTGCTGCGGCGGATGACTTCGAGATAGAGATTGAGGACGATACTCCCCCGGAGGATCGCAACCGGCAGCCTTTACCCAAAGAGATGGTTCAAGATCTTGAAGAAGATGAACTTGAAGACTATAGCGAAGGGGTGAAGGAACGTCTGAAGCAGATGAAGAAAGTCTGGCATGACGAACGCCGCGAGAAAGAACAGGCATTACGCGAACAGCAAGAAGCTTTGGCTTATGCCCAGCGTATGCAGGAAGAGAACAAAGCTCTAAAAGGCAGGCTATCTGTAGGCGAGCAGACATTTGTTAGCACCTATAAGAATGCTGCCGAGATGGAGTTGGATAACGCTAAGCGGGATTACAAAGAAGCCTACGATATGGGCGACTCTGACCGTTTGCTGGAGGCGCAGGAAAAGTTGTCAGCGGCACAGTACAAGTTGCAAAAAGCAAACGAGTATGTTCCGTCTAGACAAGAGGAAGAAGTTGATGTACAACCCGCAACAAATCCAGTGCCTCGCCCTGACCAACGAGCGATTGCGTGGCAAGAGCGCAATGAATGGTTTGGTAAGGACGAGGAAATGACTAGCCTGGCGCTGGGGCTACATCAAAAGCTAGTTGCTCAGTATGGGACGAGTTACCCATCTACTGACGAATACTGGAAGAAGGTCGATGACACAATGCGTCGTCGATTCCCAGAGCAATTTGGGGAAAAGGAAGAGGAAGCTGCGCCACAAAAAACGCAGCGTGCCAAAGCCGCTCCTGTCGTTGCTTCGGCAGATCGCAGCACACCCTCCAAAAAGGTGAGGCTGAAACAGTCGCAAGTCTTAATTGCCAAGAAATTAGGATTAACCCCGGAGCAGTACGTCAGAGAAATGATGAAATTGGAGGCTTCAAATGGCTGAGAATAGAACACCCCGAACTGTAGAAACACGCGTCCAAGCGGAACGCCCTAAGCAGTGGAAACCCGCAGAGCTTCTGCCAGAACCAGATAAGCTCCCAGGATATGCGTATAGATGGATTCGAGTTTCTCTTCAAGGAACTTCAGATCCCCGTAACTACTCTGCCAAACTCAGAGAAGGTTGGGAACCAGTGAAGATTGAAGAGCAACCACAATTTCAACTGCTAGTCGATGAAGGTAGCCGTTTTAAAGATGGCATCGAAGTCGGCGGATTGTTACTTTGCAAGACCCCGCTAGAGTTTGTGGATCAGCGTAATAAACACTATCTCAAGCAATCTGAAGATCAGATCAAGTCTGTAGATAACAATTTAATGCGTCAAAACGACCCTCGTATGCCTCTGTTTAAAGAGTCGAAATCATCGACTTCTAAGAGTGGTGGCTAGTTAATTTTTTGGAGTAAACAATGGCATATCCAACTGTAAGCAAGCCCTACGGGCTTCTACCGGTCAATTTGATCGGTGGACAGGTGTTCGCCGGTTCTACTCGCCTGATGTCTATTGCCAGCGGCTATGGCACTGATATCTTCTTTGGCGATGTAGTTAAGCGCGCATCTAACGGTACGATCGAGAAAGACACCGGCACTAGCACAGCTACGCCTGTTGGTATCTTTATGGGTTGTACTTACACCAATCCAAGTACAAAGCAAAAGCTGTTCTACCAGAGCTATCCTGCTGGTACTTCTGCGTCAGATATTCAGGCTTATGTAGCTGATGATCCTGATGTATTGTTCAAAGTGGCATCTGTTTCTTCCGGTACAACCGTGGCTTTTTATGGCCCTAATGTTATTGGTGAGAACGCTGTTTTGTGCCAGAACGCTGGCTCGAACAACACTGGTGATTCAGCAGTTGCGATTTTCGGTGGCAACACTGCAACTACAGCATCATTCCCAATCCGCATCGTTGACGTTGTGCCAGATACTGGCAACGGCTCGAACGGCTATTGTGAATTTATCTGTAAGTTCAATGCACCTTACGTCACAATTTCCGTGAATCTTTCTGGCGCTAATACCGCTACTGTTACCGGCGGGCATGCGTACCTCAACCCGACTGGCGTTTAAGGAGTAAGACATGGCTATTTCACGCGCACAACTACTGAAAGAGCTGCTGCCTGGCCTGAACGCTTTGTTCGGTTTGGAGTATGCTCGTTACGGCGAAGAACA